CAGGACAAGGGATGGATAGGAGCAGCCGAAGATCCATCAGGCATGTACTCAATGTTCGGAAGTGACAATCCGGCGACGCAGGCCGCATCACTGCTAACCGCTCTTCCCGCATCGTTTGCAACTGGAAACATCAAGTCAATTGCGGCGGCCCCGACAATAGGAGGAAAGGCCTACGCGGCCACGCGTCCTATTAGCACAGGAGTTTCCAAGATTAAAGGTCAGTTCACAGGAAATAAAATGAACCAGGGGATAAAATCACTAGACTTTAAGGACTGGTCTGCAGGACTGCAGTAATGGTTCTGGGAATTGCGAAAGGCATTGCAACCCTTGGCTCTAGGCTAAAGGGAGTTCAATCATGGGCAAAGCCCATTAAAAAATTTTCTGAATACAAACCTCATTTTGCCAAAGTCCGTAAGAATATAGATGATATTGTTGCCACTAGGGAAACTAATAGAGATCCATCATATTTAAACCAGACACGCCCAAAAAATTTAAACAGAGACGTGGGCATTGCAGAAACAATAACAAAAACTTTATCCGAAACACCGGCTCATACATTAAAACGATCAGAAGCTATTAAGGAATATCATCCAAGAGGCATTATGGATTTGGTGGACAAACAACTGCCGGACGGTAGTTTTTACTTTCCCAAAGATGTCGCACAAGAGCTTAAGAATTATTCCTTAGCAAAACGACAGAAACTTTGGCATCAGGAAGACTTGATTGCGGATGTTAATAAAAAATTTCAAGAACCTTGGGACCCTAAAAAAGGGGATGCGTTTAAAGGATATGCTGAATCCCATGGTCTTCATCCTGACAGTATAAGAAGCATGTTACCAAAGATTGAACCTGCACTAAAAGAAAACGTACTTGAAAATTTAACGAAGGAGAGGAGATTCAGAAGATTCGCGCAGGATAAAATAGAGTACAATCTAGATGAACTACGTACTGTATTGAAAGATAAATTGATTACTGGTAAAAATCTGACACGTGATCAGGAATTATATAATTTGGAGGAATTTAAAAAAGCGTTTCATGGAAATTTAGGATATTCAGCCAGACAGAGAGGAGAGGCTTCTGAGTATATGGGAACCTACTTGGAGAGATATGCAGAAAAATTTAACATGCCGGAATTAGTTCCGGCAACGAAAGTTAAATCTAAATTTACAGCGGATATACCTATTTTAGATATTAAAAAAACTCCTATTGCAGACCGTTTCGCTTCAAGGGTTGGTTCACAACATGTTAGGGATGCTACAGGAGAGAGTTTAAGAGAAATAGTAAGAAATTTAGATCCAGTTGTTCAACAAGAATTTAATAAAGCTAAATCTTTAAAAAGATTTTTTCCAGAATCTAGAAGAGGCGTCGTGGAAATAGATCACATACTACCAATAATGTTTGGTGGGTCAAAAAAAAATATTGATAATTTAACCGTTGTTCTTCAAGGATCCCACAGAGGACCTTCTTATGCTAAATCACAATTTGAAAGGTTAACTCATCGTATGATGACTCCTTCTATTGGTAATTGGGGGCAAAGAAATAAAGATAATATTATTGATGCTGTCAATAATAATGATATGAAATTGGCAAGAGAACTTGTTAAAAAAATACAAGCGAATATTAAATCGGCGAAAGAAGAAAATTTATTTAGGTTTAAATTAGGGGAACCACACTCTGGTTATAAAATGGGTGAAAAAAATTATGAGATGTTAAATGATATTGATCTATTAGCAGAAACGCCAGAAAAAGCAGCTATAATAAGAAACCTAATTAAAGAAGCAATTAAAGGGGGAGAATTTGTTCCTAGTCATTTAAAAGTTGGTCCTCAGTCTGGACAAGAAAGATTATTATATGAAGCAAAAGCGGCGTATGAAAGTTTAGCACCATATATAATGGAAGGAATTAAACGAAAAGATGCTAAATTACTTGCTCGTAAAGAAGGTGGCTTGATTAATTCAGACTTAACTGATACAATACCACCAACAAGAGGACCCATGTCAGACGGATTACCATTACTAGACCCACAGGAAAGCATTGATCGCCAGCATTTTCAGGTTGGCGGATTCGCAAGCCTGTTTGGAAAACTATCAAAGGTCCCACGTGCCGTGGGCCGATTTGGAGACATTAAGAAAACATTAAAGATCAAGCCGCCAACTGCGACGGAAGTTGCAGTGGGGCAAGCGGTAGAAGACAAGCCGGCGATGTTTCTATCGACCATTAACGCGATTGAGGACATGCCGGAAGTTACAATGCCGGCGAACCAATGGCTTGGAACAATCAAGAACAAGCCTGGAGTGTCCGCGACGGAGCTCGACGAGTTCGGCCTTGAGGCGTTGTTGACGAATATTGCAAAAGCGGATCCTAAAAGAAAATTATCAAAAACAGAACTCATTGAAACATACAACAAGGAGATGCCGAAGATTGACATGGACATAGCGATCGCGGAACCGGTGTCCCGGGGTGCAAATGACATTACAAATATGCTTTTAAGAATTCGTGAGAAAGGACGTGGTTCTCAACAACTTGAGAATCTGGATGTATTTTCCAATGATCCAAGGCTGCTGACGGCGTTGCACCAGCCACCGCAGGATGCGACAGGAATGAAGATCCGCGAAAGCATCATTAACATTATGCGCGGAACCAATAAGACTACTGGCGTGGGTGAGGATGCAGCTATAACTCCATTACTGTCATCAGAGTATGGCGGACAAAATTTTAAACTTCACAAGGGGCAGCATTTCGAGGAACTGTGGGAAAGCGCCTTTCCGAAGATATTCCATTCAACGAATGAAATTGTAAAGCGTGACCATTTGAACGCGCTGAGACACCTGGTTTCCCCGGATGACGTGGTTAACCTTGCGAAGTCAAGGAACATTCCGGAAGAGGAGGCGTTCAGCCAGCTCTATCAGGCGTTGAACATCTTTGATCGGCAGGTAATGACGGCGGATGTGCCAATTCCTTTCTGGACGAAGAAAATGCTCTATCGCCTAGGTGATATGGGCGAGGGAAGGGGATTTTTCTACAAAAGCAAAAAGAACCCAGCCCACGAAGGGGCACAGTTCATACCCGGAGGATCAGGATACGGAGAGATTAAATTCTATCAGAATTTCGAGACGGGTGCCATAAGGGCACAAGAGGGAACATACAAGTCAGGTCACTTCAGCGGAGAGGTTTTCAAGGGAAATACAGGAAATTCACCCTTCGGATGGGGTCGTTTCAGCGAAAGAATTGATGAAAGCGGACGAAAAATACTGCTTATGGAGGAAATTCAGTCCGATCTGCACCAAGGAGTGGCGCAAAAGGGCTATAAATACGCTCCAAGGCTCGATAAGCATGATGTTCTTGCTGAAATGGGCGAATTCGCCAAGCAATTGGATATAAAAAAGCAAACTTTGGAGTCAACGAGGCTCAGAAAGGATGCAATCAAGCAATTGCCAAAAGTTGAGCGTGAATCTGCGGCAAATGTAGCTGAATTGAAGAACATTGAGAAGGCGATAAAGAAACAAATAGATGACGTGAAGAAATTGCAGAAAAAAGTGGAAGAACAGGCAAGATTGACTGGAAGGACGGGGCAGGTTTATCCTGATACTGCGTTCAAGAAGTCCGAGAATTACGCGAAGCTATTTATGCAAGGATTAATGAAGATGGCGCATGACAAAGGATATGACGGAATCGCCCTTTCAACTGGAAAGATGAAAAAGGCGCATGGCAACATTCCCAAAGGCGGGGATAAGTTCTACGATGAAATTGGAGTGAAGGCGATGCAAAGAATGGCGAAGAAAAGTGGATTTAAATTTAGTGATACAACAATAGTTGACGGGAACGGATATACGTGGGAGAAGATCCCATTAATTGAAATGCGCGACATAAATACTGGAATGAGAATTCCAGGTGATCCAACTATTCCAGTCTATAAAAAAGGTGGAATTGTAAATCGAAATGTGGTAAGAGGATACAATGGCTATTAGATCAAGAATGCCTGCTTCCGGTGCGATAGAAAAAGCGATAGAAGCACTAACTGACGGTTTGGACATAGCTGAAGGAAAAGGAGCTGAAATAGAGGTTCCTGGAAATATGGCCAATTCTGAACCAGGTGTTGAAATTACAGATTTACCGGACGGCGGAGCTGAAATAAATACAGATCCAAATGCGCCAATAGGCCAATCACAGATTCCATTTGGGGCTAACCTCGCCGATTATATAGAGGACAGCGATCTCCAGACTTTATCGAACAAGTTGGTAGCGGCGTATGAATCAGACAAGCAATCCCGCAAGGATTGGGAGGAAACGTATGTCAAGGGATTGGACATGCTTGGATTCAAGTACGAGGACCGCACGCAGCCTTTCGAGGGTGCAGCCGGCGTAGTACATCCATTGCTCGCAGAATCGGTAACGCAATTCCAGGCACAGGCATATAAGGAACTGTTACCACCTGCAGGACCCGTTAACACGGAAGTTGTTGGTGAAATAACTCCAGAAGTGGAAGAACAGGCAAAGCGTGTCAAGGATTACATGAATTACCAAATTACACAAGTGATGAAAGAATATGACCCGGATATGGATCAACTATTATTTTATCTTCCTTTATCAGGTTCGGCATTCAAGAAAACTTACTATGATTCGCTATTGCAGCGACCAGTTTCAAAATTCGTTTCTTCCGAGGACTGTGTTGTAAATTACATGGCGACATCGCTGGAAGACGCAATAAGAATTACACATGTTACAAAAATTGATTCTAATGAACTTAGAAAGCAACAGGTTAGCGGATTCTACCGTGACATTCCAATTACATCCGGATCCGTTTCAACTACAGGCGATGTTCTTGATAAGGTGGATGAGCTCCAGGGAACAAGTGATACTCTTGCATCAGATGATGACGAGCATGTTCTTTTGGAAATGCATGTTGACGCGGATGTTCCAGGGTTCGAGGACCCAAGCGAAGTTAAGCTTCCATACGTGATTACAATTGACCAGTTTTCAACTAAAATTTTAGGAATAAAAAGAAACTGGACAGAAGCTGATCAATTAAAAAGACGAACTAACTATTTTACACACTACAAGTTCCTCCCAGGACTGGGGTTTTACGGCTTTGGTCTAATACACATGCTTGGTGGATTGTCAAGAACAGCAACTAGTGTTTTGCGGCAGTTAGTTGATGCAGGAACTCTTGCCAATCTGCCAGCAGGTTTTAAGGCACGTGGCATGCGCATACGTGATCATGATGAGCCGTTGCAGCCAGGAGAATTTCGTGACGTTGACGTAACAGGAGTTTCAATAAAAGAATCACTGTTGCCACTTCCTTACAAGGAACCATCCCAAACTTTATTTGCCCTTTTAGGGTTCTGTGTTGATGCAGGAAAGTCCTTTGCAGCAATCGCGGACATGAAAATGGGCGAAGGAAATGAACAGAATCCAGTTGGAACGACACTTGCATTACTTGAACGAGGAACAAAAGTAATGAGCGCAATTCATAAAAGATTGCATTATGCACAACGATTAGAATTTCAATTGCTTTCTCGTTGTATTCAAATGTTCTTGCCACCGGAATATCCTTACATGGTAAAGGGTGGAAATCGAATGATTAAGCAAAGTGATTTTGATGAAAGAGTGGATATATTACCGATTTCAAATCCTAATATATTTTCCATGTCACAGCGTGTTATGTTGGCACAGCAACAACTGCAAATGGCAATTGCCAATCCGGCATTACATAATTTGCGTGAGGCATATCGAAGAGTATATCAGGCATTGGATGTTGATAATATTGACGCGTTATTGAAACCGGATCCAGGAAATCCACCACCAAAAAGTCCATCAACTGAAAATTCAGAGGCAATGCGTGGAACAGAACCAAAAGCATTTCCACAACAAAATCATAAGGCACATATAGAGGCGCATGCTGAATTCATGTTTACTAGACCAGTTCAAATTAATGTACAGGTTTATGCAATGATGGAAGCTCATATATTGCAGCACATTGCGATCATGGCAGCGGAGCAAGTGGAACAACAAATGCAACAACAGGCACAACAATTACAACAACAGATCCAACAAATGCAACAACAGGCACAACAGAATCCAGCCTTGCAACAACAAGTGGCTCAACAAACACAGCAAATGCAGCAACAATTCAGTATACAAAAAGAGGCTCAGATTGCTGTTGTTGAAGCACAGTTGATTAAGGAAATGGCACAAGAAGAAACTCAAAGAAGCGGAATGGAAGACCAAGATCCATTGGTTAAATTAAAACAACAAGAAATTGACCTTAAAGCTGCTGAATTAATGCAGAAAGGTCAACACGATGAAACCAAGATGCTTATGGAAACAGCCGTTGATGCAGAAAAGCTTGACTTGGAACGAGAAAAAATGTCTAGTAATAATGAATTAGGTATGGTAAAAGAATCTTTTGGCCTTATGAAAGAAGGACAAAAAGATGCTACAGCTGAGATTAAGGAAGATGTGGCTTCATTAAGGGAGTCTGCTAAAGATCGAAGTACTTCAATGAGGGAGGCTGCTAAGAACCAAAGCAACGAGCGAATTGCTGGAATGAGGGAGAGAGCTGCGGCTAGAAAAGCAAATGGTAAATCAAAAAATAGATAAAATAGCTGAAATAATGCAAAAAGCGGAACAGCTAGTTATGAAGGAATTAAAGAAAAATCCAGGTCATGATCTGTTGGTCGCGGCCGGACTGATGGCAGTTACAAGGAATCTGTACATACACGCACTTGGGCCTGAAGAGGCACAGAAAATATTTGCAGTTATGCTGGATTCGTTTATAGTCGTCGACGAGATTCAGTATGGTATGGACCATGCTGCAAAACCAACAATTCACTAGGAGGTAAATATGAAGTTATTGAAAGATGTTTGGAGTCACCTGAAGGAGTGGAACGAATGGGGAATGAAAGACTGGATTAAAGCCGGCATCATTGTCATCGTTGTTCTTGTGGTTCTAAAAGTTATACTTATACCGGGCGCATAGAGCAATAGGAGAAAATAAAAATGGCGTGGACACGTGATATAACACCAGGTAAAAATTACACATGGGTTACATCTGATGCTAAAGGTGATATCTATTCGGAAATTAATCCAGGACTTAGAGATACTTATGAAGCTGGTAGAGCTAGACAAGGTGGGACATATAAGTTTCCTTGGGAAATACCTGGAGGTCGAGGTCGTAGAGGTATAGACTCAAAATATTGGGTTAAACCTGGTCCTAGCTATGATGATCGTTCAGGATATGCAACAAATATAGACAGAGAAATAGATAGGGCAACTGGTAAATTTAATGCTGTAGGACCAGGAATTACAAGTCTTCCAGAATATGTAATGCAAACAGGTGCTTCGGAAGAAGAAGAACTGGATAAAAAAAGAAAAGAATTTGACCATTCCATGTGGGCGCATATGAAACTTCCAAGTTTTGATATACTTGGTAAAGTTGGCGATGTTGCTAAGGACGCTTTTCGTGCTAACCGTTTGCACAGCGACTATAAAGATAGGGCAGTTGCAGCTGGTGGAACCAAGGCTGAAGGATCCAAAGCTTGGGAAAGAGATAAAAGAGCCATGATGACTGCTGAAGACAGAGCTTTTGAAAAAAAATACTTAAATCTCGCCGCTATGGCGCCGGATAATGAAAAAAGAGATGAGTATTTAGCAACAGCTGAAACGGCGTGGAGAAACAAGCAGACTTCAGATCGACTTGCTGCGGCAACGGGATTTGAAGGTTACGCACCAGGTAAATATACTGGCGTAGGTGAGGGCTCAAGATATACTGGAGGGCAGAGATTGGTTGGTGACGAAATGAAAGTAGCAGGCGATCGCGTTCCAGGATATGAAAGGATGCGGGAAGTGTATGGAAATCTTTATCCAGGAGAAATCTATTATCCAGGACAAGGATCTCCTCGTAGTCGAGCTGAAGGACAAGATGCGATAGCATCTCAAATGGTTGACCTTTCGGGAAGGGACCTAGGAGGACCGTCTTTTGACGATTCCGCGACTAGGGTCAGATCCTATCCTGAATATTTTCGTTCCGGAATAGCACAGGAAGGAGGAGCAACTAGTTCCTACCCGGTTTTTGATGATATTACAGATGATATTGACTTCCGTAGTGGAATAGGACAAGAAGGTGGATATACAGAAATATCAAGGCCACCAGGAGGATATCTTGATTTCCGTGATACACTTCCACAAGAACCTTCATTTTGGGAAGCACCATTTGAACACATTCCTTTTTATTCAAGTCCTTTTGATTTTAATGTCAGTCCTGAAGGATGGGATCAAGGATATCCAGGACAGGACTTGGAGTACCTATTAAATCCTGAAGACTACTACGAAGATTTAAGAGATAATAATAATAAAGGATCACCTTTTTTCCCTGGTAATTTACTTGGTCTTTTTTAAGTAAATTAGGAGATAGAACGTAATGGGAAAAAATGTAACAGCTCCCAGAAGATGGAGATCATCACCTGACTCGCCACCAACACAACTTGCGTACGTAACGCAGCCAGAAATAGATTTACTAGTTGACGCCAATATTCACGGCTCCATGAAGGGAAAGCCTAATCGCGGTCCTAAAGGAATAATGAGTTTGGATGGGGATTACGCAATGAGCTGGAATAAACCATCTAGACCATCTAAACCATCTAGACCTCCGGGTCAACCAAGCTCTGGACCTCATATAGGATATGGTGGAG